TGGGATAAAAGACTTTTTAAAGACAAAGAGAGTTTGATAAAATATTTATCTGATTCATAATAAAAAAAGATGAAAGTAAAAAAGTTACTAATAGGACGACTATATAAATGTACCTATCCTAACAGGGAAGGTGAATATGTATATGTCGGTGAGCGTCTGATTGGGTATTGTTTCAAAGGATGTGGAGGAAATCGAAACATAGCCATGAGTGAAAGAATGGTTGAAAAGCACATCCATGAGACGGATTAGGCTCAAATCACGAAAAGAAGTAACTATAATAAAAAACGCTGTACAGTTGATATATACCCCTGTACAGCGATAAGAACAAACTATTAATTCAGTATTTCATTGATCTTTGCTAATTCTCTGAGCATTTCATTGAACATTACTTGCTCTCTATCAGTGAGAGGATGCTTGGATCGGAGTTGTTGTATTTGTTCTTCGAGATTTTTTCGCTTACGCAATAAGTCAATATTAATTTCTTTATTCATGGATGTTATAGTTTTAATTTGGCAATATTACCGTTACAAAAATCAGAAATTAAAAATTAACGACCAAATAATGTAAAGACAAATGACAAAAAATTGGTTAAACAAGCTCAAAGAACAAGTCAAAATAACCGTTCCAGGAACTTGTAAAAACATCCGCTTACATGCTGAAATCAGGGAGTAGGAAGAAAAAGTGATAATGTACTGAAAAAAAGAGGAGCTCCGATTTGACTCAAATAACGAAAGAAGTGAGTTAAGAAAGCCTTTGGTAATCCAGAGGGCTTTCTTTCTGTCCTTTATATCTTATATGAAACTAAGATATGAAAACGCAAAAATGTATAGCCTGTGGCCGGGAAACGGTTTCTGTGATCAATACAGAAGAAGGACCGGTTTGTTATAACTGCTACTCTGATAAAAAGAACCCTCCAAAACAGAAGCAACATCATGACAACGAAGAAGCTCGGATTCAGTCGGAGTTTTTCAATAAGGTTCCTTTATTCTTCCCGAACCTACCGGATCGGCTCCTTTTTGCAGTCCCGAACGGTGGTAGCCGGCATAAAATAGAAGCGGCTAATATGAAGCGCCAAGGAGTTAAACGAGGTGTAGCTGATGTGATCCTTCAGATACCGAAGAAGGGGTATGCTTCCCTTTGTTTGGAGTTCAAGACATCGACGGGAAAACAATCTCCCGATCAAAAAGAATACCAACGCCAAGTTGAAATGGCAGGTAGTAAGTATGTGATTGTTCGGAGCGTGGAACAGGCTATCCGGGAATTGCAACTGTATTTGTGTTAATTGATTACCCCTGTTATATTTTAGAATAAAAGTTATAACAGAATTGAAGTATGACCCTCGGAATTATCGCATCCACACAGATAAGAATAAACGGCTTATTAAAAAGAGCTTGGAGGACTGCGGAACGGGTCGTTCTATTCTATTGGATAAGAACGATGTTATTATTGCCGGAAATGGTGTTTATGAGCAGGCTTTGGAACTTGGGTTAAAGGTTCGGGTTGTAGAGTCTGACGGGAATGAACTGATAGCGATCAGGAGAACGGATTTGTCTACAGAAGATGAAAAAAGAAAGCTTTTGGCTTTGGCTGATAACCATACATCGGACACTTCTATGTTCGATTTTGCAGCCGTAGTTGAAGATTTCAGTATTGACGAACTTGGTGATTGGGAGTTGGAGCTTCCATTTGATGATATGCCGACGGATGTGGATCGTTTTTTTGAGGGAGCAGATAAAGTAGAGAATAAGAGAAAGACGATGGTTTGCCCTCATTGCGGAAAGGAAATAGAGCTATGATCTTATATCTTGCCGGTTATAAACCTTGTGCCAAACGATGGAACCTTGACACGAAAGATATCTATCTCTTAAGTTCTTTTTGGGAGCATAAATCGGGACATTATGGAGGTTATGTCTGTCAAGAGAAACATATTCTTGATAGCGGTGCGTTTTCAGCCTTTTCCGGAAAGAATAACAGTTTTGATTGGGATGGCTATGTCAAGAAATATGCTGACTTTGTTCTGAAAAATAACATTCAACGCTTCTTTGAGCTGGATATAGATGTTGTTGTAGGGCTGGAGAAGGTCGAGTATTACCGTAAATATTTGGAAGATCGTACAGGGCGGCGGCCTATTCCTGTTTGGCATGCAAGCCGGGGGAAGGATTATTTTATTCGGATGTGTGAAGATTATCCCTATGTTGCGATCGGTACGACCTCTGCGATGGAAGAGGGTAGGCGGATAAGAGGTAATCCCATGATATTAAAATGGTTTATCGATCAAGCTCACTCTGTCGGTACCCGTATTCATGGGCTTGGATTTACAGATACGATATTTCTTCCTTTTTTGAAGTTTGATAGCGTTGATAGTACGACTTGGTTGTCCGGTTCCAGATTTGGGCAGATTTATTTCTTCAATGGCAAGCAAATGATATATCGTAATCCTCCCCAAGGGATGAGGGCTAAGAATCATGATTTATCGAATAGACACAATTTTAATGAGTGGATAAAATTTCAAAGGTATGCGGAACGATACTTATAACAAGAAAGTCCTTCTGTATTCAGGAGGTATGGATAGTTGGTTGATAGACAAACTCTGGAAACCGGATATAAGGCTTTATGTCGATATGAATACCCGTTATTCAAAAGAGGAAATGAAGCGTCTTCCGGATGATACCATCATTGAGAGGTTGGATTTATCAAAGTGGGAACGTGAAGATAAGATTATCCCTCTCAGGAATATGTATTTGATCGGTATTGCGACGAACTATGGCGATGAAATCTGTTTGGGAGCGACAGCGGGTGACCGTGTTCTTGATAAATCGCCTGTATTTGCCGAGTTGTATGAGGACTTACTCGGCTATCTCTACCAAAAACAACATTGGACAGAAAAACGAACGATCAAGATAAACTTGGACTATAAAGCATATACCAAGACTGAGTTGTTGAAGCAATATATAGCTCAAGGAGGTAATATTAGTGAAGCGTTTAGTTCATCGTTCAGTTGTTATGCTCCTGTTGATGGGCACGAATGTTGGAACTGTAAACCGTGTTTCCGTAAATTTATTGCTTTTGCGTTGAACGGATATCCGTTTTCCATGGATGTAATCGGCAGGAATATATCTTATATAAAACATGAAATACTTCCTTTGATCGAATCTGGCGAGTATGGCCGGAAACGGGAGGAGGAAGAGATAAGACAGGTATTAACTCTTTATCGATAAAAATCGTATGTATACAGTAAGGAAGCGTCTAGAGATATCGGCGTCTCATCGTCTGAGTCTCTCTTATGCGAGTAAGTGTGAGAACTTGCATGGGCATAACTGGATCGTAATCGTTTGGTGCAGGTCTAAACAGTTGAATCCAGATGGTATGGTTGTCGACTTTGCCCATGTCAAGCGAATGATCCAGGAGAAACTAGATCATAAGAACTTGAATGAGGTATTATCGTTTAATCCGACAGCGGAAAATATAGCGAAGTGGATCTGTGACCAGATACCTCAATGTTTTAAGGTGATGGTTCAGGAATCAGAGAATAATATAGCGTGGTATGAAGAAGATAAATGAGATTTTTTACAGCATTCAAGGTGAAGGCTACTTTACTGGTACGCCAGCTGTTTTTGTTCGCTTCTCTGGATGTAACTTGAGGTGCCCGTTCTGTGATACGGAACACAAAGAAGGCAAGATGTTAAGTGATGATGAGATTATTGCGGAAATAAGGCGTTATCCGGCTTTGCATGTCGTATTGACAGGCGGAGAGCCTTGTATGCAGGTTACATATGATTTGGTTGATAAGATCAAGGCCACTGGCCGATTTGTTCAGATTGAGACAAATGGAACTTTAGTTCCACCTGTAAATATAGACTGGATTACGTGTTCCCCAAAAGAGGGCGGTAAAACAGTCGTGATCAACCCGAATGAACTGAAGGTAGTCTATACCGGACAGGATATGTCGCAATATGATAAATATTCAGCGGGAGTATATTATTTGCAGCCTTGTTCCGGCCGGAATACGAAGGAAGTTATTAACTATATTAAAGAGTATCCGAAATGGAAGTTAAGCTTACAAACACACAAGATATTGAATGTGCGATAAGAACGATCCTTTCTTTTATAGGCGAGGATCCTTGCAGGGAGGGATTGAGGGGAACGCCGGATCGTATCATAAGAATGTGGGGAGAGATCTTTCGTGGATATGATCTGTCACAAGTGCCTAAAATAACGGTCTTCCCAAATGGCGTGGATGGCCTTTCTTGTGATAGTGTTATCGCGGATTCAGGTGGATTTTATTCAATGTGTGAACATCATATGATGCCTTTCTTTGGGAAGTATTGGTTTGCTTATATTCCTAATCCCAAAGGTAAGATACTGGGCATATCGAAAGTTGGTCGTGTCGTTGATTATTGTGCGGCACGGTTACAGGTACAAGAGCGATTAGCGAAAGATATCATCGTGATGCTCCAAGAAGCGTTAGGTTCGGAATATCCGCCTTTAGCAATGGGTATCGTATTGGAAGGGGAACACTTGTGTAAGTCGATGCGTGGTGTAAAGAAAGAAGGTAAAATGCGTTCTTCTTTCTATTTTGATAATGGAAGTTTACCTGAATTGAGGGCAGAATTGTCCCGATTCGTTAGTTTTGGTTAATTATGACAGAGAAGAATGAAGTAAAAAAGAAAAGTAGGGGGCGTAAATCTGAATATAGAGAAGAGTATGCGGAACAGGCTCTAAAACTTTGTCTGTTAGGTGCAACGGATAAAGAGATCGCTGAGTTCTTCTCTGTCTCAGAACAAACGTTGAACAGCTGGAAAAAGAAGTTTCCTCAATTTCTTGAGTCCTTAAAAAAGGGAAAGGCTGTGGCGGATGCGAATGTCGCTTCGAGACTTTACAGCCGTGCGATTGGCTACGATGCCAAGGCTACGAAGTTCGCTACCAATGAGGGCCGGATTACGGATAAAGTAGAGTATATCGAGCATTATCCTCCGGATACGACAGCCGCTATTTTTTGGTTGAAGAACCGGCAGCCGGCTAAGTGGCGTGATAAGAAAGAGGTCGAGAACCTTGTTAAGCTGGGTGATGAATTGGAATCGATGTCGGATGAAGAATTAGAAGCAATTATCCGTGGCGAAAAGGAGTAAAAGAGACATATTAATCAGGCAAGCAAAGGCAGCTACCATATTGCGTAAGCGGGAGGCTCGGAATGATTTCTGGGCCTACTGTTTATATCATGACCCTAAGTTCTTTGCTAAGCGTCTGTTCTTAAAGAAGGTGGCAGATGCTTTCACCCGGGTGTACGAATCGTATCTGTCGGGTGTGATCCGCCGGCTGGCCGTCTCCATGCCGCCACGTGCCGGGAAGTCTTATATATCATCCTTGTTCATTTCGTGGATGCTTGGCCACTTCCCGGAAGAGTCGGTCATGCGCAACTGCTGTTCCGATACGCTGTATAACAAGCTGTCTTATGACACGCGCGACATCGTCCGTTCTTCCCGGTTTAAGGAAATCTTCCCAGATATACAATTGCGTGGTGATAAACAGAACGTGCATGGCTGGAGCTTGGAAGCTGCCCGGCAGGTGAGTTACTTCGGGGCTGGTGTAGGCGGTACGGTGATCGGCTTCGGTGCTTCTATGTTGGCTATGACCGACGACTTGTATAAGAGTTTGGAGGATGCACTATCTGACACCAATAACGAAAAGGTCTGGTCGTGGAAGCAGGGAACGCATGATTCCCGTATCGAAGGGAATTGTTGCTCAATCGACATCGGTACCCGCTGGTCGGCTACGGACGTTCTCGGCCGTATGGAGGAAATGGGGAAATATGACGAAATTATCCGTATCGCCGCATTGGATGAGAACGATTGTTCTTTCTGCGAGGATGTACATACGACAGAGTATTACCATGAACTACGGGAGGAAACGGATGATTCCATTTGGTGTGCCGAGTATATGCAAGATCCAATCGAGGCAATCGGGTTGTTGTTCCCGAAATCGGAGCTTAACCGATTTAAATTGGCTGATATTGAGGGCAAGCAACCGGACGGTGTTATCGGAGCTACCGATGTGGCTGACGAGGGAGACGATGATTTCTGTGCTCCGATTGCCAAGGTATTCGGTACGAAGTATTTCATTACCGATGTGCTGTTTACGAAAGATAATGTCGAGATCACCGAACCGAAGTTGGTTTCCTTGATCCTTGATACTCATTGCGACAATATGCGTATCGAGAGTAACAACGGTGGTCGCATATTCGCTCTCAATGTTCGTAAGGCCGTGAAGTCAAAGAACGAGAAATGTATCATTCAGGCGAAACCGACAACAGCCAATAAGGATACACGTATCTTGTTGAAGTCTGGTTGGATTAAGAAGCATTGTTATTTCTTGGAAGAAAGCGAGTATAAGAAAGGTTCGGATTACGACCGGTTTATGAAAGCTTTGACCAGCTATAAGAAAGAGGGTGGTAACAAGCATGATGATGCGCCGGATGGTATGACAATACTTGCCGAGAATGTAGAGTTTATTGGGTTGTGCAAGGCTAACTCTGTACGTCGGGTAGCAAGAGGACGATAATTGGCAAAATGAAAGTGTTTTTCTGATATTTGTGACACATGTTAGATAAAATCCCGATATTTTTCTGCCACATACTTGCGTTTTGATATGTGTTCTTGGTTTTTACATTTCAAAGTGAACTTGTTTATACTGGTCGTATTGACAGCGAAAAACTATTTGCTTTTATATTTTAGCATAAAACAATTATGCCAAGTATAAGCGAAATTCTTGCGAATGAAGATTTTGGGCAGGTAGTCAGTACGTTATGTGTCGATACGATTGAATACCGGGAACCAAGAGAATATTACAGAGAATACCACGGTGAGCGCCGGCGACGTAAAACCTCTGTCGGCTGGCGTGAACCGAAACGACTGAAGGTTTATTCGGAGACATTGAAAGATAAGAACGGGGAGCCGTTACGGCTGGAAGACAAGATTGTCGATGTGGCCCGTATCGTTACCAACTTTCCAAAGAAGGAGGTACGGACCTCTGTCGCTTTCCTGTTTGGCGGGCAAATGACGATTACAGGAACGGATCAGAACGATGGTTTTCTGGAGTTCAAGCGTGTATGGGAACGTCGGCTGAAGATGCAATCCGTACTGAAATCATTCGCACGCAAGGTACTTTCTGAAAGTAAGGCTGCTCTTGTGTTCTATCCGTATACCTCCAAAGGATTAGACGGCAAATTGATTACGGAGTTGAAGGTTAAGACGCTTTCTGTTCCTCGTAATGCAAATACCTTTTCTGAGTTTTATCCTCATTTTGATGATAACGACGATTTGGATGCTTTTATTCATCGTTACCAGATAAATTCTAACGGTATGCTCCGGAATAGTTGTACTATCTGGACAGCCGATAAGATTATAACAGCTACCGATGAGATGGGCGGCTGGGTAATAAAAGAGGTTCCCAATCTATTCGGAAAAATTCCGGTTGTGTATGCCGATATCTTCCAACCTGAATGGGACGAGGTTGCCGGTATCATGGATGCACGGGAAATGCGTTTGTCCCGTATGGCCGACACTAACGACTACTTTGCGGAACCAATCTTGAAAACATATGGAGATTCCGATTTACCTTCTAAGGAAGCAACTGGGAAAGACCTTAATTTCCCCATTAGGGTCGATGAAATGTCCGGCAAAGAGTATCATGGCGATGCGGACTATCTGACGTGGACCGGTTCCCAGCCATCTGTGGACAAAGAATTGGAAGAAACGAAGAATGAGCAATTTGCCGGTACTTCCACTCCGGACCTTTCCTTTGATAACTTGAAAGGTATCGGTAATCTGTCCGGTGTCGCCCGTAAGTTCATGCTGATGGATGCCACCATCAAGGCGAGCGAGAACATGGAGACGTTCGGACCGGTCGTACAACGTTGCGTGTCGGTAGTTTTGGCTGGGATATGCAACATTACCAATATTAAGTACCGTCCCCAATTGGTGAACAACCTGATCGATGTGGAATTTGGCTCTATCCTTCCGGAAGATTTGGCTGAAACCTTGCAAACGCTTTCTGTTGCCAATGGTGGTAAGCCGATCAACTCCCAACGCACGGTTACGGCTCATTCTCCTTTGACGGAAGACTTGGATGAAGAAATGAAGCTGATGGAGGAAGAGGAAGATACAGCAGCGCAACGCAATAATATGATCGGCTTAACAATGGGATATGGAGAATGAAAGAACTATCATTTCATGAGCGACAATTCCTGCAATGTCTGTTCCGGCAACAAGGTAGCATAAAGTATTCGTTTGACGAGTTTGTCCGTAGGGTAGGACCTCTTCTGGCTAAATGGTCGGATCATGGCGGTGACCGTGTATGGATAGGCAACGCTACCATAGAGAAGCAAATCGAACGTCTGTTGGATGACCTGCATACGCAGCTCGTAAGCAATATATCCAATACAGTTACCGATGTATGGAATTTAGGCAATAGGAAAGCGGATGAACTGGTAACAGGTTATATCAAGGATATGGCCATATCCAGTACGTTGAAGGATAAGATGTTTTCCAGAAGTGCAGATGCGCTGAATACCCTGTTGAAACGTAAGGATGAATTTGGTAAAACCATATCCTCCCGTGTCTGGGATATAACGGACGGAGCTATGGATAATCTGGAGTATTATCTTTCTTCGGGTTTGTCTTCCGGCCGTCCGGCTGCGTTGATCAGCCAAGATATACGGCAATTACTAAACGAACCCAACCGTCGTTTCCGCCGTGTAAGGGACGCGAATGGCAAATTGGTCCCATCCCAGCCGATGAAAGATTATCATCCGGGGCAGGGTATTTATCGTTCATCTTATAAAAACGCCCTTCGACTAGCAGCAACGAAAACAAACGAGGCTTTTCGAACTGCCGATTATGAACGTTGGCAGAATATGGACTTCGTGATCGGTATAGAGGTGGAACGTTCACCAACGAATCACGGTCCGTGTCCTGTGTGTGACGCCAAGGCTGGCCAATACCCGAAGGATTTCAAGTTTACAGGATGGCACCCGTTTTGTATTTGCATATCTACGCCGATTATGATGGATCATGAGGAGTTCGCTGAATGGTTACTGGGTGATGGAAAGCCAAAGGATTCGATTAATGTAGCGTCCGATAAAGTGAGATTTAAGGAGATCAAGGAAAAGGCTTCTTTATTAAAACAAACTGTTATTCGGAATAAAGATTTTCGGAAAGATATACAGATTACCGGTCGTGGTATAAAAGAGTGGTTGAACCAGCCACATAAATATTACGAGAAAAAGAATGAAATGCTTTTGGATATAGCTTCTGTGATAAAGGATGCGGAATATATTGGTTGCGGAAATGATAAGCATGGATATAATGCTATTGTTCATTTGTTTGAGACAAAAGTGGAAAACGAAAAGTCTTGGATTCTTGTGAAAGAGCAGGCGGATGGTAGCACATCGTTATATAGTATCTCTGATAGCATAAATATATTGAGATTATTGGAAAAGAAGAAAGGCGATTCATAAGTAGCCCCGTGGAACTACAATCCACGACTTGCTTATAAACCGCCTTCTTTTTGCAAAAATATAAATAATCTCCTAATTGTTTAGCGATTTAGGAATTTTAATCGTAAAATCAACTGTTGGCGCCAGCATAATAGTTGAACAACTGCGGTGCTGAACACCGTGGTTGAACTGGGGTGCTGATGACCCCAGTTGTTACGCTCGGCATAATGGTTGGAATTAATCAAATTACTTCTGCTTCCTCCTTAGGTTGCTCTACCACCTTAAAGAGGTTGGCGAGAAATTCCAGCCCTTTCTGAGTAACGAGCACTTTTAAGACCATGAATCCATCGTGATTGTTCCGGTCAATCCATTTCTCTTTTAGGACGAAATAACCACGCTTCACATATTCCTGCTTCGGTTCGTTCTTGTTCTTGAAGAATACACCCATATCACGAAGTTTTTGGAACAAGGTATTTCTGCCGAATGGGAGATTCAGGATTTTTGCGGACTGGCCGATGTCGATACGTTCGTCCGCATCCATTATTTTATCCATAAAGTCTGCCTTGGGACGTAGTTTGTTGTTTTCTTTTACTACGGTTTCAACTTTTTTCTCCAGCTGCCGGATTCGTTCTTCTTTGCGCTTCATGGTGTCTTTGGCAACCAATAAGGCACGAGCCATGATCTCCTCCGGTGTCTCGTCTTCTTTGGCAATCATGTAACCGCCGGTTTTGCGGATGGCGGGGAGGATCTCTTCGCATACCCAGTCTTGGAACTTTTCTGCCTCGGGTAATTTGGAGCGCATAACTAAGCGGTAAACATCGGATTCTGGGATGAAAGAGATTTCTACTTTCTGTTCTGTACTTTTACCATATTGGTTTGTTGTGATTGAGACCCCCTCGTGTTTCACGACCCCCTTACAATGTCTATTGATAGCATCATATCGATTACTATACCCTAACATCGCTGCCACATCATTGGCCACAAACATTGGTTTATCATCTATAACCGTAACTCTGATTTGTCCGAATACCGGACTTTGGAAATATTGTATCTTCGCTTCCATAATGAGTCGTATTTAAAAGTGAAAGGGCAAAGACCGGAATTGCCTATTGTGGCTGTTTGCAATTCCAATCAATGCCCTTTATTAATATCTTTCTCTGGAGAACAGCCACGAGCTCCGGATTAGAACGTTCTGAAGTAATATATAAGTCAGATTTTCTTTTTCCGGAGGCAGATGGCGATACCTTCTATACTTTCGCTTTTTGTGCCTGTAGTTTCGAATTTAACTTCTCAGCCTCCTTTTGCATATTTTCGGAAGCGTGCTTGATGTAGTATAGCATTCCTTCGGTTCTTCCTATCTCTCGACCGGAATTGAAAGCGGCTTGCAGTTCTGGAGTGGAGTACTTGCCCATTTCGGAGGGTTGGGCCGTCCTTTTGCCG